TTTGTGAGTGGTCCATCAGGCCCACCAAATACTAATAGCTCTGCGAACCTCTTTTGCATTTCTGTTAATCTTTTTGGTAGTCCCATAATTAATTTTCCTGGGGTCGGTAGGCTAACCTAGCTTCCGATACAGCCTACCGCCACCCGCTACTTGGAGATCTACCACCTTAGCTAGCCAGCAATAGTTCCTCACGGGGATTATTATTGACATTTTAGAGTAACAATCCTATAATGTCAAGTATGGTAATGACAAATAAAGATATAGCTGATTTTAATAAACAGTTAGATAAAATAAAACAAGAGAAAGGGCCTAACGATTTAGAGAAGAGAATAGAGGACCTGTTGGCTATCAATAAGAAACACCAGTTGCAGAATAGTGATTTGATAAAGGATAATTTGTTCTACAAAAAGAAGCTAGAACACTATCAAATTATGTCTACACAGTTGAAGAAGGAGTTGGACGAGCTTAAGCAGAAGACGGTTGGTTTGTTAACAGAGTTTAGAAACAAAGGGGATGTGTAGTGTTTGTTAAACACTTGCAACAATATCTAGATCAGTTCACAGACGGACGAAAAGGTAATGCTGTAAGCAACGCAACCATCTATGTGCAAGTCGGTGGCCACCTTGAAGAGATAAGGCGTATTGAAGTTCAGGAGAGTAATATTATTGGTAATGACTCTATTAGAGTTGTGTTTAAACCTACAAGAAACAAGATATTATTAGCTCCTACAATACCAGAGTAACTCTGAAAAATACATGGGCCCAGAGGCTAAATTATACAAAAAATTTAAGAAAGCCACGCCCACAATATTGTGGAATCGCATAGAGAATTTGGCTGTTCCTGGCATGCCGGATGCACTGGGATATAACAAAAATCATTTCTATTTTACTGTTGAGTTTAAAGTTACGAAGAGTAACAAAGTTCGTTTATCACCCCATCAAATTGCCTATCATGTAACACATCCCAAGAATAGCTTCATCTGCATTGAGCACCTCGGTTCAGGCACCGTGAAACTTTATGAAGGGTCCGTGGTTCGGGACCTTGTAGCTTGTGGCTTGAAGCTTGAGCCTTGTAGCTTGGGGCTTGAAGCTTGTGGCTTGTACCTTGCGGAGCTTGGAGCTTGATGCTTGTGGCTTAGACCACTAACGTCGACACAAAAATTATGGGCCATGGACACTCGCTTAGTGCCCATACATCTCTTCGCAATAATCGTCGAGGCCTAAGTTGTCAACGAAGTAGATATTCACACGGTCCCCGCCCCAGTAACCTTCTACCTCTTTCGTATACGTGTTGACCCAGATAGTCGGGCCACCACCGGCACACAGAATCTCGGCTCCCAGGTATTGCTTATCATGATCAACTAAATATCTGATACTGTACGTATCTCCCATCCATTCATGCACCTGCTCATCTGGCTTCGTGATGCTGTCTGCAATGTTCACGCACATGCTTCTGAGTCTTGATTCGCATGTCTCGCTTTTCTTTTTTAATGCACTCATATTTTTCCTTTCTGTTTACTCCTATAGTATCCCACAAGCTTGATGCTTGTCAAGCTTGTGGCTTGATGCTTGTTGCTTGTGGCTTTGGCCAAGTAGTTTAAGTTGTACGTGACGCAACTCATACATCACCCTATTAATTTTTTCCACTACTTGACCCCAGATCCAACACATACTACGGCCACTTGCTTTTTGTGGATCGATCCCCCGAATGCAGAGGTATTGGATCAGGGGTCAAGTCAGGTCCCGCCGGTCCATTACAGACCTGCATTGGATGTTACTGTACCTTGACCCTGTATCAGTTTGCTAGCCCCTAGCACGGGAAAAACTGATACAGGCTCAAGTTTGGCCGGTCGAGTGAGACGCCGACTCTGCAGAATCGTACGCTTTCCACTCACTTGACCCCAGATCCACCAACACGTGTTTGGCCCTATGGAAAGTGGATCAGGACTCAAGTTTGGTCAAGCGACAGAGTGTATACATTTTTCACTAACCGTCGCTAGTCGATCGCTTGACCCCAGATCCTAATCGAATCTGCATCTGCAGAATGCCTCTGAATAGGATCAGGATTCAAGTATAAAATGTTAGTATTACAACAGTTCCTATTATTGCTACCATAAGATCTATTGCTTCCATTTTTTCCTCTTTTGTTCTAGTTCCCACAGTTTAACTTCGTAGTGCCTTTCCATTATAATTGAAATAATGAAACCTGCAAAACCAACTGCCATTAGTCCTAGTCCCCAGTATAATAGTATGTTCATGTTTTTATCCTCACATTTCCAGTTGCGTTCCTCCAACCATTGTTATCTAAGTCCCAGTATATTAAACAAGGTGTACCATCTTTAGATACAAAAGACTTTCCTTTAGTCCCATCAGGTTTATCATACTGACCTTTTCTAGTGATAAACTTTTCGTGTTTCTTTGCGTAATAAGTTATATAAAACATTTTTTATCCTTTCTATTGACATCATATAAAATCTGGGATAGATTGTCAAGCATGAATAAAGAACAATTTAAAAATCTTTCTTTGGACGACATGGCAGAAAGACTGTTTAAAAACGCTATGAAGAATGACCAATTACCATTGTTTCTCCAACATGATGTATATCTTGGTGCAGTGTTTATAAACAGTTGTCGTACTAGAGAACAGGCTATGAAAGCCATTGAAACATTACGAGAGGCGATAGGAAGAAGAAAAGCTTTCTATGCCATGATGATGTCTAACTTAAAGATGGTAATGGACTTAGCTGAAAAATCTCCAGAGTTTATAAACTTTAGTGAGGAACAGCAACGAGCTAGAGAAAAAGCCCATTGACATCGTTTTCCATATCCTATATACTATGGGATATGGAAACACAGAAAGATAACAAAGACTACACGAGACGTAATAGATTCTCTGGGGAATCTATTGAACTAACAAAAGAGGAAGCGGAGAAACACGATAAGATATTCTATCATGAAGCTCTCGCTACTCTTGAAGATAAAGAACTGGGCGAAGGTGCAAGCAAGCACTGGCAAGAAATGCGTAACCTATTAGATTGGTTTATTAAGAACAATGCCAAAGCTTATATGGTCTTGCTAGATTAGGTTTAACATCGGCCAGTTAAAATAGGCCGCCCCTTCGGGGCGGCCTAGAGGGGTCCCAGACCCTTTTACAAAATACAATAACCATTGACCCCCGACCCCCTTTAAATACAAAAAGGGGTCCCACTGCTTTTGCATATAGTGCTTGATTTAGACACCCACCCCCTGTAAAAACGTTTTGGTACCATGGACTTGAATAAGGTAAATATAGAAAAATTACCTGCAGATGTACGTAGGGTCTTCAAACAACTTCAAGTGCTCCATGCAGAAAAAAAGATACAAAACAAAGCAAAGAATGATTTTTTATCTTTTGTAAAATGTATGTGGCCTGATTTTGTAGAGGGCTCCCATCACAGACACATCGCAGATAAATTTAATAAATTGGCAACTGGTGAAATAAAACGGTTGATCATTAACATGCCACCAAGGCATACGAAGTCTGAGTTTGCATCTTATCTTTTGCCATCGTGGATGGTGGGCCGTAATCCAAAACTCAAGATTATACAAACCACACACAACGCAGAACTAGCCGTAAGATTCGGCAGAAAGTCAAAGAATCTAATCGACTCGGAGGACTATCAAAAAATTTTTAAAACAACTTTACAAGAGGACTCGAAAGCAGCTGGTCGTTGGGAGACAGCACAAGGTGGTGAATACTTTGCTGCTGGTGTTGGCGGTGCTATCACGGGCCGTGGTGCGGACTTATTGATTATTGATGACCCACACTCGGAACAAGATGCAATGTCCAAGACTGCTATGGAATCGGCATACGAATGGTATACATCTGGTCCACGTCAACGTCTACAACCAGGTGGTAAGATCGTGTTGGTCATGACACGTTGGTCCACGAAAGATTTAACAGGTATGCTGATCGCTAATCAAAAAGAAAACAAAGCTGATCAGTGGCACGTGGTCGAGTTTCCGGCACTCTTGGACCACGGACCAGTGTGGCCAGAATATTGGAACAAGGACGAGTTAGAGAAAGTTAAAGCAACACTACCCGTTAACAAATGGAACGCACAGTGGATGCAACAACCTACATCAGAAGAAGGAGCGATTATCAAGCGAGAGTGGTGGCGAGTATACAACAAAGATTACATACCATCACTACAACACGTCATACAATCTTACGATACAGCTTTCATGAAGAAAGAAACATCAGACTATTCTGCTATTACTACATGGGGTGTTTGGTATCCATCAGAGGACGAAGGAGCCAATCTCATACTCCTAGATGCAGTAAAAGGTAGATACGAGTTTCCAGAGCTTAGGCGTCTAGCTTTACAGCAATACAAGTATTGGCAGCCAGAGACAGTGATTATCGAGGCAAAAGCATCAGGATTACCGTTAACCTACGAATTACGTAAGATGGATATTCCTGTCATGAACTTTACACCGAGCAAAGGAAATGATAAACATACTAGAGTCAATGCGGTTGCACCTTTGTTTGAGTCTGGTATGATATGGGCACCAGAGCAAAAATTCGCTGAAGAAGTCATCGAAGAATGTGCTGCGTTTCCTAACGGAGATCACGACGATTTGGTCGACTCCATGACCCAAGCAGTCATGCGATTCAGGCAAGGTGGACTAGTTGGACACCCTGAAGACTACGTAGACGACAAAAAACCTAAACGTAAAAGGGTATATTATTAATGAGTAAATTTTTAGAAGCTTTCGCATATTTTCTAAGCAACGGTTTAGATTTTAAACTAGCAAAAGAATTAGCAGAATCAGTCACTGGTTCTAAGGTTACAGATGAAAAAACGTTAGAAGCTTTCGTACCTGAAATAAAAAAATCTGCTGGCACAGCACCAAAAAAACTAGCCACTAAAAAACAACGTGGTGACTTAACATTTCTTAATATTAAAATATCTAACCCAATGAAATCTGATTTTGTTTTAAAAGGTTTAGATGGCACAACAGAAAATTTATATAATAAATTCAGACAGGAACAAGAAGCTATTAAGAATGGTATGCTTAAAGATCTTAATTTTATAAAACAAAATAACATATCTCTTGGTGCAAAGGATAAAGATAATCTTTTATACAATATGAGGATATACAATGAACTTACAAACAAGGTAAACAATCTTTCTGATGAATTAGTTGAGGCTGGTAAAGAACCAGAAAAACTTTACACAATCTACAAAGACAATATCTTAAACAAGAAAAAAATTACAAGAAAAGAATTAGAAGAACAATTAATTGGTAAAGGTGGAACTATAGAAGATATGGAAAAGGCCATGGACACACTAGATGAAATAATTAAACAAGTGGAAGATGTTAGGTCTGGTGCAAAAGCAACAAGAGAAAAACAACAAGGTAAACTTAAATTTCAAGGTAAAGGCTATGGTGAAGACTCCCCTCTCTACAGAACTTTAGCAAGACAGTTTTTAAGAGATGAGATTGAAGCAGGCCGTATTGAAACATCTCAAGAAATTTATAACGCTATGAAAACAGGATCACATCCTAGAATTGATGCTATAAAAATATTTAGACATCACTACGGGGATGATGCCTTTGATATATTAGGAAAGTATATTGATAATAATTATCCTCAGTTTGATGCAAACTTGCCAGGTCTAAGATATCCAGGAAGATTTGAATTTAGAAAGCTAGGTCTTGTGCCTAAAAATAAAAAAGCACCAGGCAATACTTACGAACACTACAATCTACCAGGTGAGATTGATCAAGAGATTAAAGAAATTGATGATGTTATTAAAAACATTGAAGCAGGCAATAGTCCTTTCTATAAAAATAGAGATGAAATTGTTAGAGGAATTATGGACCAAAACAGTAAGAGAGCAAACCTTGTAAAAGTAAGAAATGAACTTTTACCAGAGGATACAAAACCATTACCAGGTGATGAGACGTTAGAGTCAGCGGACGTTGTGCCCATCAAGCAAGAGGGTATCATTAGTAATTTAGATCTTAATATAGACAGAAGTATTAAAACACTTAACGATGTAGAACTTTATGGTGATGAGACTGCCGCTGAATTAAAATACATTGAAGATAATGGTGTGCACCCTAGAGACCTAGATCCACAAGAGGGCTTTGCAAAAGGAGGATTAGTTTCGTTAACATGAAGGTAATATTTAATTACGCAACACGACAGTTTGAATCCATAGAGCCTACTATGCGAGAAAGGTTTCAGTTAGGCGGTAGAGTTAATTTTGTTCAAGGATCTCCATTTCCAGTTACAGATGAAAATATAAAATTGTTTAAATATTATATAGAAAATACTAATTTAAATTTAAAAGCAATTGGTGAAAAAATTGGGTACAAACCAACAGAGGAAGGAGTTGGAGGAAATTTAAGAAAAGACTCTCCAATAGTTAAAGCTTATGAAAAAAAACATGGAAAGATACCTGTTGATCGATTTAAAGAATACAGACTTACAACAAACAAAGGTTTTGGTAAAAAAATTGTAGAAGCTTACGATAAACAAATTAAAAATTTTGGTAAAGCAAATATATCTCAAATTGTAAAAGATGTTTACGGACCTGGCAAAAAAGATTTTGATGGGACTAGAAGAACTGTTAGAAATTTTTTATCTGATGTTAGAGGATACAAAGGAAAAGCAAACATACCTGTTGGTGATGAAAATTTATCCAAAAAAGATTTAAAATCTAAAGTAAGAAAAAAGAAATTAAAACCTATAACAGACATAGGTATAGAAAAGTTTATGGCTGGACCACAAGGTTCTGGTCTTCAATACCACCACATGGATGCAACAAAAACCTCTATGGTTACATTAAATAATGTTGTGTATGTTCCTGATGAAGTTAACAATTACATACAGAAATATGAAGGACCTATTACACTAAGAAAAAAAGAAATAGCTAAATTAAATAAAAATAAACCAAAGGACTACAAAAAACAAATAGATGCTAAATTGAATCAAATTAGAAACACTATTGCAAAAGCGGATATGGATTTAGATAAAGCAGGATACTCTGCTTATAAAGGTGTGATAGAGGTTAATACTATCGATGTTAATGGCAAACCAATAAAAATTGGTGGGGGAACTGCTTTGAGACTAGGAGAAGGTCTTGCAGAAGAATTAGGTTTAGATTCAAATAAACCATTAAAAGAATTTACATCTGAGGAAAGGATAAAATTAAATCAAGCTAAAGAGGCTTTAATTAAAAAATCTTCTATTAACAAACCTAAAATGACTTTTGGTAAAGCAGCCATGGGTTTAGGAAAAGCTATATCTAGAAAAGCCCCACCAGTATTTTTTGCCCTTGGTATTAACGAAGTTGCAAAAGCATCTGAGTTTACCAAAGACCCAAGAGATTTAATCACTGCGTTTAATACTTCTGCTGATGTTGCTGCAAAACAAAAAGCAATAAGAGAAGATCCAACAGGTGAATTATTACAAGAAGAAATAGCTAATCTACCAGAGATTACAACAGATGATCAGGTGGCAGGTGCTCTATTAGACTCTTTCCCAGATCAATCTTTTTTGCAATATCAATCTGCTGTTGATGATGGCTTTCAAGGCAGCTTTGAGGAATACTTACAACAACAAAGTATGAAGATGGCAAGCGGTGGCCGTGTTGGTTTTAAAGATGGCTCATCTGATCCTTTTGTAGATGAAGCATTAGCCGCTCTTGAAAATCCAAACGTTGCGAATCAATTTCTTAAAGACAACCAACCAAGTGTTGGTGAAATGATTCTTGGTAAAGATGGTGATAGAAGTTTGATGCAATCATTTAATACACAGTTTCTTGATCCACGATCCTATCCATACTATGCACAGAAACTTGTAAGGGGTGCAGCTAACATTCCTGAATTTATTTTAAGCACACCTAAAGCTGGTGCTGCTTTTATAAATGATTTAAGGACAAACGCAGGAATTACTAAAGAAGGTGTTGAAGAGATATTAAAAATTTTAGACCCATCAATTACAAGAGATATATTAAACGGTGAGTTTGGAAATTTATTAGGTTTATCTGATGAAGCAATACAAGCCTCAGAGGAAAAAAGAACAGGCCCACAAAGAACAACTGGAGGTTTATTAGAATTAGCAGGAGAGCTACCTGGACCAGCAACACCAATATTTTTACTTGGATATGCACCAAAACTTTTAAGGCAACTTAAAAACGCTGGTGTAACAGCAGCTGGTATAGATAAAGTTAACAAAGAAATAGAAAACAAAGTAGCTCAACAAGGTGTTGATCAAACAAGAAGAGATCTACTTCTATCAATCGGTGCTGGTGCTGGAGTTGGTTTTCTTAAATATTTAGGACTAGATACTTTATTCAAATCTGCACCAAAAGCAGTTGCAAAACAAGCACCAGAAATAATTACCTCAGGTGGCACACCAAAATACTTTTTTGACTTTGTAGAATTAATTAAGAAAAAGGGAAAAGATATATCAGATGAGGCAGCCATAGTTGAAAGACAAAAAGTTTACGATTACAACGGCTATACTCTTTATGAAAAATTAGACACAGGTGAAATAAGAATATCAAAAGATACAGAGGGTACAGCTAGCTACTCTATTGGTGATGGTGAATTTGAAAACATAGATGGTATCGTTAGAAAAGAAGAGATAACTTACACACCAAAAGATACAATAATAAACGACAAAGGTAAGCCCGTAGAAGTTAAAGATACTTATGACGAAGCTACTGTAAGACCAGATGATGATGGATCAGCGAGAGACTTTGAGGAGGGTTTAGAATCTATCGATGACATATTAGAATTGTTAGCTAAAGATGGTAAAACATATTCAAAAGACGACTTATTAAAAATGGGTATAGATGCAGACGCACTTTCAAGCTATAAACCTAAAAAAGCAGGTGGCGGTATTATGAAGATGGCAGGTGATGAATCTGGACCTCCACCAAAATCAGGCCCTACACCGCACGGCTTGCCTTATGTAGCCAAAAATGTTAGACCTATCAAGGAGCGTAAATAATGGCAGATATCGATAAGACTCTTTCCGAGTTAGGGACATCCGTAAAAATTGAAGGACCTGATAAAGAAGTAGAATTAGAAAAACAAGAGGATGCACTGAAAGAACCAGTGCAGGTTACACCCACAGAAGATGGTGGCGTAGAGTTAGATTTTGACCCAAGTAAAGTAAACATTGAAGGTCAACCTAATCATTTTGACAACTTAGCAGAATTGTTACCGGATGACATATTAGATCCCATTGGATTAGAACTATATCAAAATTATACAGACTACAAAGCATCTAGAAAAGATTGGGAAAGATCTTACACAGAAGGACTTGACTTACTAGGATTTAAATATGAAAACAGAACAGAACCTTTTCAAGGTGCATCGGGTGCCACGCACCCTGTTCTTGCAGAAGCTGTAACACAGTTCCAAGCAGGAGCTTACAAAGAATTATTACCAGCAGA